CAACCCGACAAACGACAACCTCGAGAAGTAACTATTGCGTGGACTGTCGACTCACTCTTTTATTATGGCGTTGCATATTGGCGCGTTGAAGAGATTTATCAAGATGACAATCGTCCAGCTAGATTTTCTTGGGTACAAAATGACCGTGTAACTGTTAAGTACAACGCGAATAATACCGAAGTTGATTATTACATGATTAACAATGTACGCATCCCGGATTCTGGCGTTGGTTCACTGGTTACATTTCAAGCAATGGATCAAGGTTTATTATTACGTAATCAAACAACAATCCGTGCGGCTATTGACATTGAAAAGGCTGCCGCTATTGCTGCACAAACGCCAATGGGTAGCGGTTACATTAAAAACACTGGTGCAGATTTACCCGACCAACAAGTGCAAGGCATATTAAACGCTTGGAAAACTGCGCGTCAAGCAAAAGCCACAGCATATTTAACTAGCACTTTAGAGTTCAATCCTATTTCGTTTGCACCAAAAGATATGATGTATAACGAAGCAAAAGCATATTTAGCACTTGATTTAGCACGTGCTTGTAACGTGCCAGCAAATATGATTGATGCAGAGATGATTCGAACTAATACCTATCAAAATGTATTAGATCAACGTAAAGAGTTTGCTGCATACACATTGATGCCATTTTTCAATGCAATCTCTTGCCGTTTATCTATGGATGATTTAACTCCTCGCGGTCAAGAAGTTCGCTTTGCAGTTGATGAGACATTCTTGCGAGTAGATGCAACAGCACGTCTTGCCACAATTCAAACAATGTTAGAGCTTGGCTTAATTGATATTAACCAGGCTAAAGAGATGGAAGGACTCACACCAGATGGATCAGGAGAGGTCGATAATGAAACTGACATTTAGTAGCGATATTGAAGCAGCCGACGTAGAGCGCCGCATTATTGCTGGAGTTGTTGTACCGTTCAACAAAGTTGGCTACACATCCGTTGGCCCAGTTGTTTTTGAATCCGGGTCAATCACTATTCCGGATACAACAAAAATTAAATTGCTTGCACAGCATGACCCAACAAATCCAATCGGTCGCGCACAATCATTTCAGACAAGTGATAGCGCAATCACTGGTTCATTTAAGATTTCTAACTCCACAACAGGTCAAGATTTTCTTATCCGTGCAAGTGAAGGACTTATCGCTTCACTTTCAATCGGTGTAGAAGTTGTGGCATCAAAGCCTTCAAAAGATGGCACGTTATATGTTCAAGAAGCAATTATGAAAGAAGTTTCCTTAGTCGAATCACCTGCGTTTAGCGATGCAGTCGTAACTAAGGTCGCAGCTAGCGAAAGCGAAGCGGCACAACCAACAAACCCAACAACAGAAAGTGAGTCTGTCGTGACGACTGCTCCAATCGAAGATACACCTGTTGAGACAGTAGAGGACGCTCCAGTAGTTGAAGCCGCTGCTCGACCAACAGTAAAGGCCGCTGCGCCTTATTTCACATCACCACGCTCCCCTATTCAAACTATGGGTGGTTACGCACTGCACTCAATCAAAGCAAAGTTAGGCGACGAAGATTCAGCATTGTATGTTCGTGCGGCTGCCGATGCAATGACAACCAATACTGCATTCAACCCAACACAGTATCTTTCCAACATTTTCGTAAGCAATACAAACTTTGGAAGAGCGGCCGTGGATGCTTGCAGCCGTGCTGCACTCCCAGCATCAGGATTAACGCTTAACATTCCATCATTGATTACACCAACAGATACAGCTCCAACAGTTGCATCTACGGCAGAATCAGCTGCTCCATCCGATACTGGTATGACTTCAGAATATCTTTCATACACAGTAACTAAGTACGCTGGACAGCAAACAATCTCGCTAGAACTTATTGAGCGAAGCGATCCCGTCTTCATGGATCAGCTCATGATTCAGCTTGAAAGAGCTTACCTAAAGGCAACAGATGCAGCTGTAATCGCTGCCCTTATTGCTTCAGGTACAGCTGCGACTGCAACAGCTGCTACTTCAGCCGGACTCATCTCATTCTTGTCAGCTGAGTCTGCAAAGGCTTATGCAGGTACAAGCTACTTCGCCAAGAATGTAATTCTCGGTACAGGCACATGGGGCGCTGTAATGGGTTACACAGATTCAACAGGTCGCCCAATTTACAACGCATCTCAGCCATGGAACGCAGCTGGTGATGTCAAGGCATCTTCAATTAAGGGCAACCTACTTGGCTTAGATGCTTATGTAGATGTCAACGCAGTTGCTACCGCTGGTGCAGATAACTCAGCATTTGTTATCGCTCCAGAAGCAGTGACAATTTTTGAATCACCAACAGCGATGTTCTCAGTCAACGTGGTTTCATCAATGTCAGTCAACCTTGCTATCTACGGATACATGGCTCCAGCCGTATTACAGGCTAAGGGTGTACGTAAGTACAAGACAGCGTAATAAACCTAAGTCACTAGGTGGGGTTCATACAGCCCTTTGAGCCTCACCTAGTCTTTAGAAAGGATAAACAGTGGCAGCAACGTACGTAACTACCGCAGAGCTAAAAGCCAATCTCGGCATCGGCTCTCTTTACGCTGACTCCATTGTTGAGAACGTCTGTCAAACGGCAGAAGATTTAATTAACCAATTTTTATGGTTCGACTCATACCCAGTAGTCGGAGCCGCTATCTATAACAATGTTGGAATGGTGCTTATCTCAGCGCCTATCTCCTACGTTACTGGGCAGACAATTACCTTGAGTAATTGCGGCACAACCTACAACGGCACAAAGACAATTACCGGCACTTACCCATACACCAATGGATCAGTTGTACTCCCCTACTTCATTAACTTTCCGTTTAACTACTTTCAGTTTCCACGTGGTTACTCGATGATTCAATGTAACTTAACTCACGCCGATGATAATTATCATCAAATCGTGCCATACGGTAAGGCTTTGGGAGTCGATACTAAAGAGACTAGCTACGCCACTACCCCGGCCGTGCGAGAAGCTGCGATGAATTTGGCAGTAGATATTTGGCAGTCTCGTCAGCAATCGTCTATCGGTGGAGTATCACCAGACTTTTCGCCTAGCCCATACCGGATGGGTAATACGTTGATGGCTCGCGTTCGTGGATTACTTGCGCCATATATGTCACCTAGAAGCATGGTCGGCTAATGACGTACGCAATAACAACGCTTCGCTCAACTTTGGCAACAGCCCTAACAAACGATGGGGTCTGGTCGGTTTTTTCCTTTCCACCGGCCAGCCCTATCGCCAACTCGGTCATTATTAACTGGGATGATCCGATGTTGGATCCGCAAAACAATCAGTACAACTCGATTTCGCCACAAGCCAATTTCAAGATAACAATGATTGTGCCGCTCTTTGATAATCAGGGCAACCTCGTTGACATTGAAAACTTTATTGTGGCCGTATTTAACAAGCTCGCTACAAGCGGCCTCAATATCAAAGTCGGAAGTGTCTCAGCTCCAACAGTCTCGCCTAACGACACCGGGCAGATGTTAATGGCTGAGATGTCAATTTCAATCCTAAGCAGCTGGAGCTAACTCATGAGCATATACACACAAGAAGAGACTGACTTTCTGGTCAAAATTGGCCAGATTAAAAAGGATGAAGCCTCGGCTGCATCTAACCCAACACCAACACCGGAAGCAACGAAAGCCGAGGACAAATAATCATGGCAATTTTTTACCAAAATAATGCCGGGTTTAAGATTTCAACAGATGGCAGTACCTATGTTGATCTCACAGACCACGTCACTTCATTAACAATCAACCGTCAATTTGACGAGCTTGACGTAACAGCTATGGGCGCGTCAGGTCACGCATTTATTGCCGGCCTAGAATCTTCATCTATTTCAGTGGATTTCCTTAACGATGATGCAACAGCACAGGTAATGACAACACTCAACACTCTTGTCGGTACTAACGCTAAATTTAAGATTTTGCAGACAACCGTACCGGGAACACCTACAACAGGTACACCATCAGCTACTAATCCACTGTATAGCGGTTTAGTGCTAGTCAATAAATTAACACCAGTAGCAGGCAAGGTTGGCGATGTAGCAGTACAAAGCCTTACTTTCACTGTCTCAGGTGCTATCACCGTGGCCACTTCTGGTACATGGTAATTAACTAACAAAGGGGCTAAGAAATGGCAAGATTAAAAATCACAAGGGCTAACGGAGACGTATCTGAACACCAGATTACTCCGTCGATTGAATACGCGTTTGAGCAATATGCAAAACTCGGATTTTCTTTAGCCTTTTCTACTCAGCAAAAACAGTCGGACATCTTTTGGCTTGCTTGGAAGTGTTTAAGTAAAGAAGA